AATACTAAGCCCCGCCCCAGCTCAGCACGGGATCAAGTGACGTCACTTGATATTATTTATACAAAGCCTAACTCATTATTTATCATAATTATTTTCTCCATGCCGCTTCGCGGAAGTATTATTCATAATTTATTTCCGAGAGTGTGAGTTAACGATAGAGAGAGGGAGATGAATAAATACTGAACAACGTCTACAATCACAATTAACATTTATTCATCACAACAATTAAAACAATACAATGAACACAATATAACATTAATAAAATATATATTTTATTAATTCTCAAAGCAATACAATTTATTTACAACAAACCTAAATTAACACAGGGTTAATTTAAACTAATTAAAACAATATATGCATTTACTTCTTACATCTGATAGAATCCCATATTCCTTGAAGATACTCAAGGTCATCGTCTTCAATCTTCATATTCAAACCCAATTTATTCAAGTAACTAACAACATCTTCATCAACTACATCAAACGGATTCTTCACCTGGGTTATTGAATCTCCTTCATCTTCCTTGTCTTCTTCTTCTTTCTTCTTACCAGACCATCTCAACATCTTCAATCTTGAGTAATTATTCCTAATATAACTACCCACAAGAAATCCCATAAGCATAATTATTAACTGAAAAGGATTCAGTAAAACAACGATGAGAAGAAGAAAAAGAATGAACATCCGTTCCATTTAGAAGAGCTTCTATGATAATGAAATCAATGTAACATCGTCGAGGACGATGCTTATATAGGCAGAGAGATGCTTTCCTTCGCCTCGAAGGAAAGAGAATTAGTGGCGTGCAAAAGAAGACGCGTTACAGCTGTATCCAACCTTTACTTAAAGTAAAGTAAAGGCATACTAGTGGGGACCATTATGTCTCACGCGTACTCCGCACGCTTATTAGTTTCTTCTTTCATTTGACGTTTAATCTCAGCCATCCACGTATCCATTCCATCTAACGGTCATTGTTTCGTCCGTATGACTCCTCTGAACCCGGGGCGGGGGT